CACCGGCACGACCGAGTGGAATACCTTGAAACGCCATACAGCGAGACTACCTGTTCAGATGAACGGCTCTCCAACGCAAATAACCGAACATCGTGTAGAGCATTCTTGGTGACTCAGCCAGCAACACCGATGGTGGAATCCCTGTCTCAACGGACAGGAACGCAATCATCCAATGTGCTGACTGTTCTCCAAAGGGACGATCACGGCATCCTCAGAATCGCCGACCGTCAACATCTCGACCTCGTTGCACCAGGAGTCGAAGTCCAACCCTGTCTTCTTGGTGCGATGCTCAGCATGCCAAGCAAGGAATGAGAGTTGCTTGAGCGTGACGCCTTCCTCGAAACTGGACACGCTCTTGTTGAACTTGTCCTCGAATGCGATGAAGTCGGGGAACGCCGCAAGAACCTTCCGCTTGGACTGATCGAGTGCGCTCGTTACTTCGAGTGCCAGTTTCATTTGTTACCTCCGCAGGTAAGGGTTGTGATGAAAGTTATGCGCCGGTGCCGGTCTTGGTGACGTTGCCGTCGATCGGCCAGGTGATGCTGGCGGTAGCGAGTTCACCGACTGCGCCTGCGACTGGCGTCCACGAAACAGGAAGCACGTTGAATGCATACTGAGGGTTGGTTGAACCAGCAGCAGCGGTGCCGTTCGGCTTGACGGTCATCGCAACAGGGGTGCCTGCGGCGAAGGCGTCGTAGAACAACTTCTCAATGGTCGGGTAGTCCTGGTGGAGATCGATCGTGACCGAGTGATCCTTCAGGCCTTGGATGCGGGTGACTGCGCCCGACGAACCGAAGTTGGTGGTTGGGATTTCCGCAGCCGTCAGGTTGAGGGTGACTGCTGCGACGTATGAGGAAATGTCAGTTGCAGCGGTGCCGAAAGTGACATTGACATTCGTCAGAACTTGCTTTGCCATTGTTGGTGACTCCTGCCTTCCGGCACTAGAGGGGTTGGATTACAAACCCCAACACTACACCCCAACCGCACACCCTCTCAAGGGTTAGGCGTACACAACCACCCTAAAGTCCACCATCAGGTAAGTCGTATCGTTCCCGTCCATCGTCGAGATGTTTGAGGCTGTTTCGACGATGAGGTTCTGTACGACACCGCCGAGCGATTTGTCAGCCTCGATCGCAGCCCGAACGGAGGTCGCACCCTGATAGGACAGATATCCGTCTAGAGCGTTCTGTGCTGAGCGTTCCGCAGCGCGACCCACCACAATCGACACCGTGAACGTGTGAATGACCAGACCCCCGCCCATCGCACCGTTGTAGGTGATGGATTCCAGCATCGGCCAAGCGAACGGAGCGTTGATGTTGTCCGGCTGTTGGGCATAGGCACGAAGCCCAGGGATGGTCGCCAGACGTGTCTGGAGGCCTTCTTTGATTTGGGTGACGGTGGTTGCTGCGCTCACGCAAACATCCGCATTCGTCGATACGGTTCGACGAGCTGCGCGACATCAGGGTCAAGGAAGCGTGACACACGGATCGCACCGATGTCACCGAACCCAGCCACCCCGAGTGGCGAGTCGTAACGCTTGAAGATTCGTGACGCTTGAATGATCGTCGCCTGTGTCACCGTCGAAGGAATGGCAGGCCAACCGAAGATGCCAGTCACTTTCACCAATGCCTGCTCACCATAGTTCGCATTCAAGGTTGGGAACAGATAATCGCCGACAGCACGGATACGGTCGTATGGCCACGACAAACCATCCAGCACACCGTTCAACGGTTCCAACTGATAGTCAAGCGTTGTCCATGTCACATCGAATACGCCGTCACCGAGGCTTGAGGTTTGCAACGTGATCGCTGTGCCGGACACGTCATCAATCGAGCAGGTGAACTCCGACTCAGCCGTGAAGATACGGGCAGTCGCAGAACCAACAGACCAGAACTGGCGATTGCAATAGCCATCAATGAGACGGCTCGCAGCCTCAGCACAGTTATCAATCAGGTCGTCGTCAAGCGTGTCGGCTGTGCCGATACGAAGCGCAGCCTTGATCTGATTGCGTGTGGCGTACCCGTTCGTGATTGTCACGGCTCTATGCTACCCCACGCGGTTTGCTGAGAATCCATTGGTTGTTCTCACGCAACTCAACATCCACACCCACCTCATCGGTGAACACCTGCACATCCCGACGCACCGCCACCCAATCCCAATCATCCCCCATCAACACCCCACCAGGCGACAAAATCGACCAAGCCATCCGCAACTCCAACAACGTCTCCCCAGCCTCATGAGCCGAATCCAAATACACCACATCCGGCAACCCACTCAAATAGCCGATCTGATGAATACGCTCCAGAAACCGCATCCCCACAATCGAAGTCGCATGAATCGGATGAATCCGATGCGTCAAACCAGCCGCCACCACATTCGCCGCGAACCGCTCAAAGATGGTCGGCCTACCATTCCGCAACTGCAAGAACCGCCAACCCCCAGACTTAGCCAACTCCAACTCCCAATGATGCATATTCACATCACCACAGAACGGATCAACACACACCACCGCACAATCCAACCCCTGCGCCTCAATACGTTGAGCCACCTTGATCGCCGACCCACCCAACATCGTGCCAAGCTCCAACCAGAACCTCGGCTTCACTCGACCCAGCACCTCGTCAATGACCTGATCGGTGATATGCGTGTGTTCATACCTGTCGTCGGGTTCACCGGCGTCGGCGTAGCAGTCCTGCCCCAATGTGAACTGGCGTAACTCGTCAAGAATCAAGACCACGTTCCCTTGTATTTGATGAGATAGTCGTTCTCCAGCACGAGGTTGATTCGACCGTAGCGTTCCTCTTTGCGACCTCGTGCGTGACGATCCGTGAAATCGTTGAATAACAGATGAGCGGTTGGCTCGGCCTCATGATATGTCCGAGTCCATTCCACCTCAGCGCGAATCGAATCCCTTTGCGTCACCGGCGAAAATAGGTGAACTTTGCTGAGTGTTTCCCGTGTGTAGATACCCATGTACATCCCGAAGATGCCTGGGTCATCCGTGACCGACACCGAACCCTCATGCTCGAACATGCGGTCGAAGAACGCTTGGTCTTTCACCACCACCGAATCGTGCAGAAACAAGAACCGATCCAACTGCGTGTTCTCATACAGCCATTTGATTTTGCCCAACTCCCACGTCCCGCCCTGACGCAACACCAACACCTCACGCTGAATGCTCGCCAAACATTCAGCCAACCATGCCTCACGACCGGGAGTCGTGGCCACCACCACTGTCTCTTTCAATCCCATCCCAACTCCAGACGACGATTCAAGTCCCAATCCAACGGCAAATCCTGTACCATGCGCTCCTCAAACAGACGACGGTTCGCATCGAATGTCGCCTGATTCCGTTGCTGAAACTGAGGGCTGGAACGCAGGGTGCTGGAGTTCCGATGGTAGACGGCAGCCGACGACCGCACGATGTCCACACCTTTGCGTTGCGCCCGAATCTCATAGTCGTTGTCCTCGAAGTACGCCGGATGGAACCCTTCATGAAACAGGCCGACCTTGCGCACGACCTGCGAACCCAACCAGAAGCATGACCACGGTGGCTTACCCGAAAGAACGATGTTCGCTGGTGACGCCTGGAAGAACACGTCTGCCACACCGTTCGTACCGAACACCACATCGTGGTTCACGATCAGCCAACCTGATGCCGAGCACGTCACCTTGATGCCGAGATTCCATGAGGCAGCGACACCGAGATTGCGTGGAATCCGATAGTGAAACACACGCTTGGCCTTCTCCGTCCGAGGCTCCCAATGAGAATTGTTCCCATTGTCAATCACCACCAAGTCACCGATGCGACCATCGAACGAATCCAACATGGCATCGACTCGATGATGCTCAGTAAGCACCGGGACGATTACGACTGGGACAAGCGGCACCATTCAGCAATCTCCTTCATCGCAGGCTTCCAATGCGTCTCATACACATGATCCGCCTCATACTGCTTGGCGAACTCCACCGCCTTCTTCGAGCGGCCACGACCACGGGCATACGCCTGCTCCAACGCATCCAGAATGCTCGGCACCGAAGGAGTCAAGAACCACGACTTCTGAGCAGCATCCCAGAACGGCTGACCCTCCACAACCCAACCATCCCCAACCAACTCCGGCTGAGCCGTGAAGTTCGAGACGATGACGGGCGTACCGCACGCCTGGGCTTCCACCACAGGGATGCCGAACCCTTCACCCATGGATGCAGCCAGAAGCACGTCAGCACCGCTGTAGAGGGCTGCCATAGCGTTCTGAGGCAGTCCTAGGCGGTACAGGTAGGCGTCAGCGTATTTGATGCGATGTGGCTCAATACCGCACATCTCAGCCAACTCCTTCAGGTTGATACCACCAGC